CCACCAGGCCTCGCGCCCGGCCAGCCATGCCGCTGCGTCCCGGGGGTGCGCACTGTCTGAGAAGGCGAGGCACCCCTCGTATCCGCAGGCTATCGCATGCTCTCGCAGCCTGCTGCCCCAATCGCTGGACGGAGAAACCTTTGCCAGCAGAATGCTGCCCCGCTCCTCCCCCGGCAGCGCCTTCCAGATCGGGTACAAGTGGTCCAGATAGTGCGTTTCACCCGCCAGGAAATCCACAGGCACCTGGGCGATGCCTCCTCACTCTAAGGGCGGAAAGCCCTCCGCCTTCCGCCGCTCATAGATGACCCGGCCCGATGAGTACGCCTCCGGCAGGAAGACATCACGCACCCCTGCCGAGGCTATCCTATCCCAGATATACTCGGCGACCGTCACGACTGCCTCCCCTGCGCCGGTGGCAAGCCGATCAACTCCCGCATTGCCTCCACCTGTCCCTCCAGCGCCCTGTACCGCAAGCCCAACTCGCGATTGCGGAGGAACCCCGGCGTGGTCTTGTCATGCTCCCCGCCGTCCGTCTCTCGCGGGTGCCAGAGGTGAAAGCACCAGTCAGGAATCCGCACCATCGGAGCAACGAGCGTATTTACCGCCATCGTGAGCGAGGGGTCTTCATGCCCCCAACCCACAAACCGCTCGTCCCACCCGCCGACCGCCTCCAGCACCTCCCGCCGCATGAAGAAGCCCAACCCCCAGAGTTCGGCATTGTCGTGCGTGATGTCTCCCGGCATCACCCTGACTTCACCGGTCGGGTCCTGCGCGAGCAGCGCCTTAGTAGCCCGCGCCGATACCCAATTCACGCCTGCGAACTTGACGAGTGACTCTTTGCGTGACCAGGCCACCGCCCGCCGTACCGCCGCTACGGAAGAAATCGCGTCCGCGTCAATGAAGGCCAGCAAGTCCGTACTCGCCATCCGCGCCAGCAAGTTCCGGTTAGCCGATCGGTTCGGCGGGTCGGCGCCTACCCCCGCCACTATCACCTCCGCCTCCGGCAACCGCGCCCGCCAATAAGCCTCCGTCCAGGCCGCCAGCGCATTGCGGTGCGCGTCGCCCCGGTCGTCATGCGGAATCAGCAGAGAGAACTCGGCCATCAGACGGTTGTGCTCCAACTGCGCCGAATGTACGCCTTGACCAGCGCCCAGGCACGCGGCGCGATATGCGCAGGACCATCCACCTGGGGCCGATAGGTCTGGCTGTAACCGTCCACCGCGACACTCTGCACGCCCCGCGCCCGCAACTCTTCCTCCGGCAGCAGCTCAGGATTGTCGCGCCTGTGTAGCAGCCAGAAAGCCTGCTCACACACCGCCTCCTGCACTGCCGCCGGAATCACATACACCCCGTCCGCGTCTATATCGCCTGCACGCGGGAAATGCAAGGCCTGCGTAGACAGACGCGGACTCCCGACAAACCGCCGGCGAATAGCAGATGCCGTCCCCCGCGTACCCCCCAGCCGCTCTATCTCCGCCGTGGCCTGTATCAAAGCCCGCTCCCGGTCGGCCTGCTCCCAGGCTACCCATTGCGCCTCCCGCAGGCTGTCGGCGAAATACGCCTCTGCCGCCTCCGCCGTGACATAGCAGTTGTCTTCCGCGCCGCCCGGCGTGCATACAATGAGCGTCGTGGCCATAGCGCACCTACTCCCGCTTCGCTACCGAGCGGCCCTTGCTCCGGGGTTTCCGTCCCGGCGCCCGCCTCTTCTCCGGCAGCGCCTCCGCCACTACGATTGCTTCCGTTGCCTGAGCCGCCGCTTCCATCAGCACCGGCTCCGGGTCCGCAATACGCGGATCACGACCGGGACCGCGCTGGAGAACGATGCCGCCGGGACCAAACACCCAGGCGCCCGGCGGCATCTCCAAACGCCAGCCCATGCGCAGACAGACATCGCCCGGAGGCACCCCCGCAGGATACGAACGCGCTTCCCATACATCCCGCCGATTAGCCACCGGGCAGTATACCGTTGCCATGCCTGCGCCTCCTTCTCCTGTTACGAGCCAGAACCCGCAGGCGCCGCCTGCAGCAGCTCGTAGCCGTAGTTCGCGTTGATCACGCCGACGCCATACACGATGACGCCCACCAGATAGTCCTTCCGGTCGCGGGCCGAGCGCTCCGTCTCCACCCGCAGGTCCTGCGCCAGTACGCAGCCAATCGCCCAGGGGGAGATCACCGCGCCGGAATAGTCCACGCCCATGTTCGTCAGCGGCACCAGCGGGTGCTGATACCACTCGGCCCCCAGCATAACGCCCAGCTGGTAGCTCTCCCAGATCTGGCCGCCGATGTTCGGGCCGCTGGCCGCCGCGTTCAGCAGCAGGTTATCGCTGCCCTCGGTGACCATGCCGTAGACACCCCAGGGGTGCAGAATCCCCGCATAGGGCCCCGGCACGTTGTTGGCCTGCAGCGCCGTCACCGTCTGCATGATAGCCGCCGGCGTCACCGGGTTCCCCGTGGTCACGTAGCTGGAACTCAGGGACGCAAACAGCGCCATCACGTCGCTGTCGAACTTGTTAGCCGCCGCCATGCCCATCTGCCGCCCGGCACTGGAGACGAGCCACTGCTCGCCGAAGGTCACGGCCTTCTTCGCCAGGTCAGTGATGGGAACAACGATTTCCTTCTCCGACGCCGTGATCGTCACCGCCTCAGACGAATCCAGCGGGCTCTCCGTCACGAAGGGCACGTCCTCACTCGCGTCCGTCATCGCAATCGGTGCGAACTGCGAGAACTGCGCCGCTACACCCTGCTGCCCGCGCAGGTCCTGCATCTGCAGGTACTGCCGCGCCCGGCCCGCGCCGGGATAGAACAGGGAGGCATTCTGGAACCAGAGCATGGCCTCCCCTACAATCTTCGGGCACAACTCTTGTATGCTCGTCGTAGTCGTTGCCGCCATACGAATCACCTCTCAGGATTAGGTTAAGCCCTGCGCATGCCCGGCAGGGGCGGATAGCCCTCCGCCTCGCGTTGCCGCGCCCAGGCCATAGGGTCAGGTTGCTGCGGGTCGAACGTCCCCGGCAAGGAGACCCCCTGCCCGCTCGCATTGCTCGGACTGCCGACGTTTACCGGCTTCCCGGCCAGACGCGCAGCCAAGGCTGCCGCCCCCGGTCCCGGATACCGCTCGGCGATCTGCTCCGGAGTAAGAGCTACCAGGTCCTGAAAGAGCTTCTCGGCCACGTTACGCCGGTCCGTCTCGAAGGCTGCCTGCACCGCCGCGACAGATTCGGCGATTTCCTCTGCCGTCTCGCCGGTCACCATCGCCCGGTAAGCCGGAGGCAGGTCTGCAGGCACCGCTTCGGCCCGCAACGCCTTCACCTCGGCAGCGTGCGCCGCCGCTTTCGCGGCTTCCGCTTCCGCCTTGGCTGCCGCCGCTGCTGCCTGCGCCTTCTCGACTTCCGTCATTTCCGCAGCCTTACGCTCGTTCTCCAGCCGCTCATACTCCTCTAACCTGGCCTGCAGTTCGGCCTTCTCGCGCTCCGCAGCCGCCTTAGCTCGCGCCAGCCGCTGCTCCACGATTTTGTCCACCTGCTCCTGGGTTAGCGTCCCGGTCGGCGGCGCGGCCCCAGTACCGCTGCCCCCGGTATCCGGCTGCTGCACTTCTTCTCCTGCGCCCTCTGCGGTCCTTACATCGTCTGCCATCTGTCTCACCCTTCCCGTTTTCGGCCCGTCGGCCTTCACCGCGCTTGACCCGGCGCGTTCGGATTCTCACTTGTGCTTTGGCTTGGTCCTCGTACCGTACCTGCGCACCCATCGCTTGTATATCTCCGGCTTAGCCCACCGTAGATACTGTCTTTGCTTCTTGCTCCGAAAAGGCATGAAAACCGAGAAGACCGCTCTCAGGCAGCGGCCTCCTCTTCCTCCTGCTCAGTTGTCTCTGGCCGTGCCTGCTGCGCTCCCGGCGGTCGTGGCCACCGCCACAGCCGATAAGGTCCCCCGGCCCGGCCCTCCGGGTCCACCTCCTCGCCCCGCCGAGCCGTGTGGCGCAGCAAGTCCATGCCCTGATTATAGCACCCCTAGCCCTGCACCTCCGGCGCGTATGGCGTCAACGCGTGGAGGCAGCGCGGATGGAATAGCCCCGCCTGCTTCGCCTCCGCCAGCGTCGGATAGCCCTTCGTGGCCCCCGTGAGCGAGAGAATCCGGCCCTCCCAGGGGCGGCACAGATCGCACTCCTCAATATGCTCGCTGACCTTCGCCAGGTCCATCCCCGCCTCCAGCGTCCGGTTGACCGTGCCCTGCAATTCCGCCTCCATCGCGGTCGTCTGCGCTACCATATCGGCGTAGGTTCGCAGGTTCCAGACCTTGCCCCGCTTGTCCACGAATGCCTCTATCCCCCGCCGCCGCAGGTCGCCCACGATACGCTTGCTAACCTCTCGAGGTGTCTCGCCCTGCACGAGTCCCTGCTGGATCGCCTCCAGCCCCGCCTGCCGGTAGACATCGGCCACCTGCCTGCCCACCACCTGCGTCGCGCTTGCCAGGCGCTCCGTCAGGTTGGCTTGTAGCAACTCTACTGCCTCCGCATGTAGCCGCGTAAAACTGAAGTCCCTCAGCACCGGCAGATAACTATCCACCACCCGCGCCCCGGCCTCGTACAGCCCCGGAATGTGCAGCTGCGCCCAGCGCAGCGCGACAGCATCCAACTCCGCCAGGACGCCCCGAATCTCCTTAAGCTGCTGCGTATAGCGCCCATGTGACCATTCGCTCAGACTGCCGTTCGCCAACTTGCGAAGGATCTCCGCCTCGCCTTCGCGATAAGCGTCAGACAGCTGCTTGACGATGGCCTGCTTCTGCTCCAGCGTGTAGCCGGCCACGCCTACTCACCGCCCGGCGCCAGGGCCTGAATCCCCCGCGTCAAGCCCAAAGCCTCCGGTGCATTCGCCCGGTCCTCTGCCTCTATCTGACGAAGCCGCTGCTGGGCCCCATCCTCCGTTATCCCGTGCAGGTGCTGAATAGCTGCCAGTCGCGAGTTCAAGCCCGCCTGCACCTGCATCGCCATTATCTCAGTCTCTTCCCGGTCGTCGTTGGGCAGCCCATCGTTCCAGCGAATCACGAAGTCGGCAGGGGCCAGTACCGCCGGGCGCGGCGATACCCGCACCCCAGACACGTTCGCGAGCTCCGTAGCCAGGGCAAAGACGCGCCGCAGCGCCGGTCCCCAGTACAACTGCTTCGCCTGCACCTTCGCGCCGGTCTTGTACTGCGACAGCCGGATCGCCCGCCCCGACTGCGGCCCGCCGCCCTCCGGCGATTGCAGCGCCTCCGGCTCTATGCCCGCGCTCGTCGCGAACTGCTCAGTCAGGTCTCGCAACTCCTCCACCACCGCCGGCAACTGCGCGTCCCAGACCAGCATACCGACTGGACTGCCTGCCCCCGCCTCCGTCTCAAAGTACTTGTGCTCGCGCAGGTGGACTTCGCTTTCCTCACTCAACGGCGGCCCCCACATGAACGGGTCCACGAACTTATCCAGTACCTCCGCCCGCTGCGTCCGCCGGTTGTTTAGCTCGCCCTGAATGTCTATCAGGCCCTCATAGTCACTCGTACCCCAGAAGGGCGAGACCGCCGTCAGGCGATTCGGCACATGCACTACCAGCAGGCTCCCCACGCCCGTCTCCTGCTCTTCCGGCAGTTGCGCCGTCGCCTCCAGCGTCGTAAGCGCCACCTGGTCATCGCGCGGGTCGAAACGATAACCCTCCTGCTGGCTGCCCGCTAGCTTGTAGAGCCGATTGACTATCCAGCCGCGCCCCTCACGCAACTCGTGCCGCTCTTGCCAGAGATAAGCGTGCCGCTCGTCACGGTGTAGTACCTGCGCGATAGTCGCCGCCACCATCCGACTCGCATTGAGCGGCGCGAACTCCGGGAAGACCAGCGACGGCAGCACCGGCTCTATCAGGATGCGGTTTTCCTCGGCGTCGTACCGCACCTTGAGGAAGGCATCGCCGAGATACGAAGCCTGCGCCCCCGCCGTAAGCAGCACCGTGTCCAGGTTGGACTCGTGGTAAACGTCGTCAATGAACTCTTGGCTGACAGTATCGCCCTCCGGCGCGAGGATTTCCACGCCCTCCCCGAAGAGCCGCCAGATCAGGGTATCCGTGAGCGCCCCGCACAGATTTACCGTGACATAATCGCGGTTGCGGTCGTAAGTATAATGATAGCCAAAGCGGCTGCTGGTGAAGACGCGCCGGTGATTGCCTATATATAACTCAGTGTTCCGCTCATAGCGCAGCAGACGCTCGCGCTCGGACTGCGGGGGCCATGCAGGTTTGTTCTGGGTCAGGCTATCAGTCATGTTCCCCAGTCCTCGCCGGAACCAGCCGGCCACCGTATTGTAGGCGTTGGCGATAGGTTGCCACATGACTACCTCAGAGACCCGCCGGCTTCGCGCGGGTTTGCAGTTTGACCACCGGGGAGATCAATGCGGCCTCGGCATACCGTCGGGCGTCTGCTCCGTGATCGAAGACCTTCTCCGGCTCGTCAGGCTTCACCGTCCCGTCCCGTTGCCGCTTCCAGGAGTAAGAGCGATACTCCGCAATCAGGTTCACGCAGCCCGGCGCGACGTGCTCCCGGTAGAAGTTCATCCGCGCCC